CTGTTGGTACTTCTTCGCCAGACCCGTAAATAGACCGTGCATTGGATGGTCACGCTGATCGCGACCGTCGTACATATACAACTCGTTGAGCCATTTGACGCGGTTGCTCATCGCTTGCACGTCTTCCGCGCCAGGCTTAGACGCGATCATTGGGTCAGGTCTCTGCATTGTCAGGATCGGCAGTCCACACGTTATAGCTGGTGCCTTCGATGTATTCCTGCAACGCTTGCACTCTGCCAAAGTCCGCATGAGGCGAAGTGTCACCAACGTCAGCAGTTGCTTCGATGGCAGTGACCATTGCGGCGCACTCAGTTCTGATGGTTGAACGCCAAGTGCTCCAAGGCGAATCGTTGTAAGCAGTCTTGGCCGCTGAAAAACTGCTGTTCTCGTCTTGGAACTTGGGCCACAGATAATCAGACGGCTGCAACAGCTTGTACGCCGTCTCTTTGGTCTTAGCGATCCAAAGGGTCTTCAGATCGGTGTAGGTCTTAGGAATCAGGTTGCCGTCAGCGTCGTAACCCCAATAAAACTTTTGGTTCCAACCAGAACCCTCGGCTTCCCAGACAATGCCAAGCTCACTGCGATCTTGCGCTGCGCTCAGTCGCAACCAGTTGGCCGGATACTGAATATCGTTATGCTCCCAAGGAACATCGAGAGCCAGCGTGCGATCACCAAGTTTGTAAGGCATGGTTCTGGACCGATGAAGTGAGTTTAACGAGCAAGCCCGCCATTGGCTTGGAACGGGTTCTCAGCGAAGGCGGCGTAGATATAACTATCTCCAGATCCGTTAATTCTTGAGTTACCGGTTCTAAGCTTAAATCCGTTAGACAAAATATCGAGTGAGTGATTCGTGCTCGTGCTCTCTGCGTCATCGGTATTTGCGAGCAAAACAACTTCCACTACGTTTCCCTGTGCGCGAGCAGTGTCGTATATAAACCAGTTATTTGTATAGTTACTAATTTTCAACAGAATAAATCTTGGCCGAAATCCTAGGTACACAAACGGACCTTCAGTTGACCCGTTGCCGGAGTACGAACCAAACGCGCTATAACCTGCGACAGAAGTAAAACAGTAGGCAATCATGGCTTCATTTGGATTTACAAAATTGCCAATTCTCATGCCAATTACAGAAGATGTATGGCCGTCACCCCAAGCAGTTCCTGCGTTAGAGAACGCATCTGTAGAATTCAACTTTCCGAATTGCGTTAAATCAAAACCATGTGCTGAATACCATGAATCAGCAACAGCACGACGCTTAGTAATTACAAGGCCAGGCAAAGCATTGAGTCCGTGCCCAATACTGTCGTAAGTACCGCTTGATGAGTTTGAAGATGTCCAACTGACAATAGAAAATCCAGCAGTTTGATTTACTCTAACCTGCGAAGTAACGCTGCCGTCAGTGTTGCTGGCCGTTGATGATCCGGCATCCCAATTCCAAGAAACAAAACTTTCCCCGCTTGCATTTACTGGGCTTCTGTTGCCTAAAGAAAAACCATCAGAATTAAATGCGGTAAGGCCCGTAGATTCGGTTGATTCCGCTTGAGTTTCTTGAGACTCCAACTCTTTGGTTGCCCCGCGAACAGTATCGTACAACGCATGATCTCTTGAATTAGTACGACTTTTTATCCACACCCAATCAGGGCTAAATTCCAAGCCAGTTATTGATTGCGTGCTGCCGTTGCCATCCCAAGTTTTAACATCAAAGTAATCCGAACCATCGGCAATCGTCGGGGTCGGGAGGTTGCTTGTGCACAACGCCTTGAAAGTCGCTGCTGGGCGATTAGTTCCAGCATTTCCATAGGCGAAGGCACGTTGCCCAAAGTTTGCTATTTGTTTATCAGTCGACCCGTACAAGATCGCGATCGGGAAGTAAGTCCGGCCACCAGTAATAGATACTGCGGATCCCATGGATGTTCCGTTCTTGTAAAACTGAATTGTGTTCCCGTCAAGATCAAGGCCAATACCAATAATGTCTCCAGCAGCAAATGAGCCCAAGTCAGTGACTGACGATTGATTAACCCAGACCTGCCCATCCTCTTTCATGACAGCTCCATTATTTGAAACTCCTCCAAACCAGTTATCTAAATCATCGCTGTTAGTAGCTACGCCAACCATTTGAGCAACTAACGAATCGATTTTAATTTCCCAATACCACTTGCCAGAACTAACACCGATAGTCCCTCGGACATTTGACCAACTTCCTGTAGACGGGCTTGCCTCTAAATTGCCATTTGCTAGGGCACACTCGCTGTTTTTGTCGATTGCGTTCCAAACACAATAATTGGACGACAATTCTCCGCCCGCACCAGTGTCATCTGACGAATCGCCGTTTGTTGGTACGTCACGCAGAACATCTAAATCAGAGGCCGCATCTCCAAATGCTGTGCCAGCAATGCTGAAAGTTACGTTGCCGCTTCCAGAGCCGCCAACTCGTACATATTGGCTAAATGCGTGGCTGCTTGTTCCAGAACTAATCGTGATAGAGGCACTAGAGTTTGTTAGACGGGTCCAGCCAGAACTTCCGGTAGAAGATGTAAATACGTCCATATTATTTGAGCCGCCAGTCTTAGTCAGAACGAGGTTGTAAGTGCTGCCTAATGAGCCTGTGTCAATGTGTAGCTCATCATTATTGCCATTAGTGCTCCATGAATCACCGCTGCTAACTGTTGTTGCGCTAGCACTGCCCCAATTACCTCCAGGGCTTGCGCCATCACGAAAACCTGAAGTCCACGGGCCAGTGTTTCCACTACTGATTGAAGATGTAATGTTGTTTACCGTAAAATCATTATCATTCCCGCTGGCATCATTGCCAATCCCGCTTTCATTTTCAAAGTCAAAAAGATGGAATCCGTTCGTCCCAAATGTCAGGCTAGAAGCGTCTTTGGCCTGCCACACTCCATTGGCGTCAAATTCTCCAAATGATGTGGGATCAAGAGCGGAACCATCTATGAAATAGATGTCCGCCATGTATCCATCAAAATAATAGCCAATGTTGCCAGTGTCATAACTAACAGCATGTTGAACAGTTGAATTGATGTTATTTTCATAGTTCTGAGAAGGTGCGCTTGATGTACCAAAATCTGTAATGCGAGTCCCATTAACGTATATTTTTACCCGGTCTGATGCTGTTGAGTTTGTAGTATCGACAGCAACCGTTATGTGATACCAAGCCGATGGATCGGTGAAGTTAGCTGTTGTTACATAGTTCCAGTTGATTGAAGAAATAGCAGAAAGAACTTGAAGCTTGTACCCGTAAAAAACGATAAGGTCAACATTAAAGCCCCCGCTGCCAGCACTAAATATTGTTCTTGAAGCAGATGAGCTATCGACTCCGCGTTTTACCCATCCTGCCCAGGTCCAAGTGCGGCGATTGGACGCAGATGACGGGGTGCGATTGAGATATGGAGAATCTCCGTTGTTAAACCGAACGCTTTTTTGCAGCGTGAATGCAGCAGCAGCACCAGCCGCCGTTTGAAAAAACAGCGGGCTTGCACTTCCAGGAATACTCATGACACGTTCAGCAGCGAAGTGACCGTAATACGGGTCGAGCTTTCCACATAGTAGGCAAGAACATCAACTGCACTAGCCGTTGTCGTCAACGTCGGTGCCGTCCCACTAGCAAACTTGTAGATCGAGTTATATGCAAGCGTTCTGCTGCCTGTGCCGTCCTGCGTGACCACAATCACCCCAGACTGACCAGCAGTAACGTTTGTTGGAGCGGCAAGCGTTCTATTGCCCGCCAAAGTCAAAGTAAAGTTGTTAGCCAGCGATAAATCAACTGCAACACTGGCAGCATCGGTCAAAGCAACCGGCGTTCCAGCTTGCCCTTTTGTAAACGCCTGAGCAACAGCAAGGCCAGCGACAGTTGTCGTCGCGTCAGGCAGTGTGATCGTGCGATCTGCCGTTGGATCAGTGACCGTTAGCGTCGTTTCATTGGCGTCAGCAGTAGCACCCTCAAAGATGATGCTGCCGTTGAAGGTGGCGTTACCTACAAACGTGGTGGTGCTATCAAACGTCGCTACGCCCGTAACGTCCAACGTTCCAGGGATGTCTACATTGCTTGTAAACTCAACGCCACTGCCACCGGAATCGGTCTGCAGCAGTTGACGGGCAGTACCGTTTGCAAGCTTGCTGACTGCGATTTCTGCACTGCTGCTGATGTCTGCGTTGGCAATCGTGCCATCCGCAATCATCGTGCTGGTAACAGTGCCGCTATCACCAGTCGTTACGACATTGCCGGTGACATTGGGGAACGTAATTGTGCGGTCAGCGGTCGGATCAGTAACTGTGATCGTTGTCTCGTAGGAGTCATCGGTTGCACCTTCAAACGCCAATACAGCGTTTTGGCCCAACAGCACCGTGCCAGTAAACGTTGGGCTAGCAGCACCAATCTTTTCGGTGTCAAGCTCTTGCAGAGCAGACTGAACGTTAGTGCTGCTGATGTTGCCAGTCGCAACAACAGAAATGTTTGCTGCAGTCTGTCCAGCAATAGCGTTAGACACGTCAATCAGCTGGAACGTTGAGCCTGTTCCAAGCGAAATCAACATGTCTGGCGGTGCCAAAGCAACCGCAGGCGCGTTGCCTGAGCCCGTTCCAGATGTGTCAACAACAACGTAGTAATTGAGGTTGCCAACAGCAGGAGCTGGCAATGCGTTGCCGTTAGTAAAGCCAGCAGCAGAACCAGCAGTTGTGACGCTGGTTAACAGGTTGGTGTTGGCGTTATACGTTCCGGCGTTGACGAGGTTGCCGCTAATAACGGTGATCGGCAGGAACGACTCACCCGTAAAGATGTAAAGGTCTTCGTTTTTCTCGTCAAAGAAGAACTGTCCCTTGAAGTCGCCAGTTGGGAAAGTAACGACGTTATCTGTTGCGCCAGCACCACCAAACTTGGTGACTGAAGAGTCCGCCAACTTGGCTGCAGTAATTGCATCGTTAGCAAGTCGCGCAGTCGGGAAAGTGCCTGTAGTGACCTTGGCTGCATCAAGATCTGGAACGTCAGCAGCAGCAATGTTGACTGCGCTTGTGACGTGACCCTGAGCGTCAACAGTCACCTTCGTAAAGGTGCCAGCTGTTGTGCTGTTGGTGTGATTCAGCGTGCCGCCAGAGGCAACACTGAGACCAGACCCAGGAATAACAGCACCCTTTGCACTAGAAGTAGCTGCGGGCAAGTCGCTTGCTGCAATGACGCGACCACCAGTAATTAGGCCGTTGGCTGTGTACTGAACAAGATGATGCTCAGTCGCTTCTGCAGTGACAGTGTTGTTGACGCGAAGTTCGTCTCCGCTAAGCACCAGCCCGTTGCCGTTGATGGATACAGCACCCTTGGCAGAGCTAGTAGCAGTAGGCAGGTCACCTGCTGCAATCGTCCGATAACTAACCGCACCAGCTGCTGAGGTAGGGCCTGCAAGAAACTGTGCCCCTGCAGTGGTGTTATCCAGTGATGGCGTAATCGTTACTTCATCACCGCTTGTCGTAATGGTGATGTTGACGATGCCGCTGCTGGTGCCGACAACAGCGTTGACAGATCCAGCGCCTTTAACCGACTGCCAAGCAGATCCGTCCCAGATGTAGATCTTGTTGTCATCGGTATCCAGCGCAAGCTGGCCCGTGTAACCACCAGAAGCAGGCAGCGTTGTGACTAAATCACAGGTCGCTTCATCAGCAATTTTTGCCGCTGTGATCGCGTCATCAGCAATCTTGGCTGTCGTAACGCCAGCATCCGCAAGTGCCGTTCCAGCAACCTCTCCCGTACCAAACAGGATCTTCGCGCCAGGAATGCTGCTGTTGGCAATCAGGTCAACGCCAGACTCAATCAGGTTTTGCAGCGTGATCTTTTTAGTCTCAGACGCGCTGGTATCGACAATCGCCAGCTCATCACCAGTCGCTAGGTTGGCTCCCGCAAGGGCTGTAAGCTCACTAATCTTTAGATCGGCCATGAGCGGTCAGCCCTCCAGGGGTTACTGGTCAGTCTCTAAGAGAAGTTTAGCGTTTGTGCCCTGATCCAAAAGTATGTCGTCGCCGCCTTCTTGCAAGAGGTTGTCAGGCGTAATCAGCTTCATTCGCAGCTGAATAGTCCCAGTCGTCACGAAGTCAGCTGTGATCTGCACTGTGTTATCCGGCGAGAACTGAACAGCGCAAGACGTAATCACCCCGTCAAACTCGTAAAAAATTTCATCGTCTGCTCGCGCTGCTACACCGCTTGGATTGTAGTCATTGCGCTTAATAAAAAACTTGCCTTTGAACTGACTGCCAACCTTGGTGCGAAGGGACAGCTCTACCAAATAATTAGGCAGCTCGTTTGCGGTGTCTCCGGTGTACTCCCAGAACGCATTCATTCGTCCCGATCCAGAGATCAACGTGTTCGCCCTGGAGCGAAACTCTTCTGAAAGCGCAGTCGTATCAACGGTTTCGCGCTCTGTATTCAGCTCAAACCCGTTGACCTGAGCAAGAACTCTTGAGACGCTGTTCTCGACAATCACCTCAATAGGAATTGAGTTGCCAGGGACAGCAAGTGCTGTTGCGTTTGACGTTCCACCATTCACCGCATGGGCAAACGAGTCGTACAGAAAGATGCCGTCAAGCTCATCGACGTGGATAAATTTCTTGACCGACGAGTCTGAATAGCTGTTGATGAAGTCAAGCGCACTGCCGTCAGTGCTTTTGATCACGATCTGGTCGCCAGTCAGCAGCTGGCCATGGTCAAAGTCAAAGCTAAACCGCTTTTTTGTCGCGTTTACGTCCCCGGTATCGATCGTCGAAAACAGCGATCCACCGTTGAACTCCCGCTGCAGCTCAACTTCGCCATGCGTGCCCAGGTAAACCGTCATGACCCGATGGATGCAGTAGCAAGAGCACCAGTGCCCTGGAACGCAATCTCAGCCCTAACGATGTCCCCAGTAGCCGCTCCAATGCTCGCACTGGTGATGTAAGCGGTCAGCTTGATGTCGTTGTTGTCCGTTCCATCAACCCAGCGGAAGGTCAACTCAACTGTGTCTGTGCTACTGACACCAGCCGTGCCGGTCTTGATCAGCTTGTTCAGCAGATCAGTGGTGTTAATCGCGTTGTTGTCGTCCTTGTAGTACAGCAACGTTGCGCTGCCTGAATAGCCAGTCACACCAGGGCTATAACTTCTGACGCCATCACCCAACGTGGTGGTTTCAAGCGTCTCCAGGTTGCTGGACACCGCAAAATTAACGACCTTGGCAAGGGTCGAGCCAGCAAGCTGCATTACGCCATCTCTGCCGGTGTAAACCTTTGCCATCAGAGCACACCAATTAAATTGACTGTAACGCTACTGGTCCCCGGACGCACAGAGGAAATCTGTGGTGGTGACTCGTATCGCCAGTTATTTCCAGTGGCCGCATCAATGGCTGTTGCGTCACCGCTCCACCCCGCTCTGAACTCAGACGGCAGCGTAAATACGTCAAAACCACCTTTCACTTCGTCATAGTGCTCAACAAAATCATCAGCGGCTGTATCAGTAATGTTGGCGTACTGCAGTTGCAGCTTCATGCCAGTCCGCTTGTCGCCGTACAGAATCCGATACTCTTTGCCTGACTGTGACGAAAAGGTCTTGTAGCGGTAGTCGCCAGCATCAAAAGAACGACCGCTGGGCTTATGAGTTGGAAATGCCATCAGTCGTTTGGCGGTCCTTCGATTGTAATCGCGCCAGCGGTGTCCAGAACATCCTTGGCTAGCTGGCTGATGCCGTTTTCATCTACCGCGTAGTTGCTGGCCTTGATCGTGACAATGCCGTCTTCATCAATGTCCAGCGCTTCGATCTGATAGATCTCAGAGCTGCTGCCTGAGCTTTCTTTCAAGCTAAACACCACATTGAACAGCTCAGTTGCCTTGCCGTTCTTGACGTGCAACACGCCCTCGCTGACTGCAGTGGTCTGCCGTTCCCAGTAATAAACATTGTACGCTCCATCAGCCAACGCACTGACAGCAACGATCGTGCCATCAGGCTGAATGATGCCGTTGTTGTCAGGACGGTATGGGCTCAGCTCACTAGCAACACGGATAAACTTGCCAGCCTCAAGGTTTAAGCCCCAAGGCAACGTCTTGAAAGTAATCGTGTGAGTCAGGTGCTTTCGCAACGACAAGAAGTACCGGGCGACCTTGGCAGCGTGCTCGTCACTGGTGATGTGCTTGAACGAGAACTCCTCAATCGGAAGGTCGCTGTTGTCTGTGCCGTAGTAAGCAAGCAGCGTCTTCTGTTCTGGGAACTGATTGACCCGAGATTGTTGATAGATAATCGCTGCTTGGAACATCTTGCGTTCTTCAAGCTCCAGCCAGGTGATCTCAAGGCTGTCTTCGATGATGTTGCCTTCAGTGAACATCGCAGAAATGGTCACTGGCTCTGAGTCATTGATCTTGTAGTTGCCGTCGTAAGGCAGTGCTGGCTCGATCGCCATCTTGCCGTTTCGCAATGAGACGAAGCACAAAACACTTGCAGCTTGATTGCTCAGCCAAGTGCGCAGGTTGATCGACTCTGCAACCACATCGTCCCAGTACAGCTTGTTGGCGCGAAGATAACGGCCAGTTGTTCGCAGCAGATCTTTGTCAACAAGATCCCGGTTGAGAATGCTGCCAGCTCCAGTGTCTTTGTTGGTGATCAAGTACCAAAGCAGATCGGTCAGCAAGTTGCTAGAGGCTGTGTCGCCCTCAATCAACCGCTCCACTTCAATGCCGTTCTTCATGTAGCAACGGAGCTGGTCGAGCTGGTTGAAGTTATCGCTTGACTTGAGCTTTAGACCTGCCAAAGCACAACCTTCGTACTGAGGAATTTCCTCTTCAGCTAAAGACTCGTTTACATAAACAACTTCGTGCTCAGCATTATTGTCACAACTACGGCTGATCAAATCGCCGTAATGAGACACCTCGGCTAGACCACTGTATTTTTGCCAAAGCCGCGTTGCTGTTGTGTCAAACTCAACTGCACCAGCCGAATTGGTCGGGTGCAAGAACTTGTACTTGAACGCAAACTGAACGCCGTTTGCATTTCTTGCGTATTTATCAAAGGTTTCGCCTTCTGAATACTCGCCATTAAAGCTTACAAGCTCAACAGACTCAACACGCCACCACTTGTTTCTAACGGTATGAGCGTAATTTTCCTCGTAAGCAATAAGGTGCAGCTTCATAAAAACTTCTCTGCCTGACTCTCGCGTGTAGTTCCAATTCTCAATCGTTGCTTTATCGCCTGGGTCAAGGCTGTCAAAATACGGATCAACTCCAAGCGCTGATGAAAAAATATTGCTCAAAGTGTTTCGTCGAATCTCATCCCCAACCTCGTACCCAGGGCCAGCTTCGTTTGCCGTGACACTTACTCTCTTTACGTTAAAAACAGAAATGTCTTTCTGCGGGCTGTTGTAGCGGATGTTGATGCGGCCATCTTCATCAGTAATAAGCTCAGGAACTGCAGCCATTTCACGATGCGTGAAATAGTCTCTTGGCTTTGCTTTGTATCCACGCGCTCCGATAAAGAAGTCGCCATACACAGTCTCTCCTTTCCAACCATCCGCTCCAAACCGAGCACCGTCTAAAACGAATACATCGCCCTCGCCATTGCTTTGTTCAACAAAAACTGCACTGTTGAAGGGCCGCAGACGGTACTCAAATTGCTTACGCTCGGGATGCTGAATTCTAATAAACGAGTAAATATCAACAGGCGAATTGCCAACAACCGCAAAAAGGTAAGGACCAATGTTGACCCAGCCGTTATTGTTTCCTATAGAACTGTCGTAGTTGCTGGGGCGAACATCTAGCGCGAAGAAAGACATTCGACGTGCGAATGAAGCTACCTTGCCTTCTGTCAGGCTAATTTTTTGATCATTTGCTTCAAAGACCTTGCCTGGCGATGGAACGGTATTGAAGTTTGTAATGCCCTCAAACTTGCTCCAAACCTGCGATTTGACTCCTATCTCTGTTACATCGCAAGCTCGTGTGTTTTGGAACGTGCCAAGCTCATATTTAAGTAGCGGATACCAAGCTTCGTGAATGTCGTCGCCCTCCTGGGTAAAGGGCAAATACTCTTCAACCGTGATTGCCTCTTCCGCAACAATTCCAATCTTCTTTTGCGTTCTGCTCCAGCACTCAATACATTCAAGCGTGATAACAATGCCATCTTTGACATGATCCCCGTCTGAACCGTCATACGGCTCATCTGTACTTCGATGCGTAACCCTCCAAGTAGTGCGTCCCACCATCCAGGTGGATCCGCGAGAAAACAAAGCGTCATATCTTGCAGATTCAGCTTGAACAGCAGACTCAATATCGCTCAAATCAACAGGATCAATGTTGCTGCCAATGGGGAAAGGTTTCTCCTTTTGCCTGCCTTTACCGATAAGAACTTTGATTTCATCACCAACTTCAACGTCAACTTCTCGTTTTAGGTTGTTCCAACTTTCATGCCTGCCTCCTTCTTTTTCAACAAAATCCCTGACGCCATGAGTAATTTTTGTGCTTACGGTGCCTCGAATATGCTC